CGGTGGACACCGCCACCCCGGCCGAGGCCAGCAGCATGACCACGGCGGTCCACACCGCACGCACCCGTGCCGGTTCGATGTAGTTGAGTCGTCGCAGGATGTTACTCATCGGTGTCCTCCTAATGTGTGAACAGTCGCTCGGCGACGACAAGGGCGACGGCGATGGCGGCGACGACGGCGGACATGACGCCGACCCAGTTGGTGCGGGGCGCCTCGTGCCGTTCGATCTCGGACAGTTGCTGCTTGACGCGAGCCATCGACGTCTCCACGTCGCGGACACGGCGGTCAAGGTCGGTGACGGCGACCTGCATACGGGTCGCCAGTTCGACCATCGTGTCGATCTTTCCTTCGAGGCGTGCCAGCGACACCTCCCACGACGAGTCGGCGGTGGGCATAGGGCTACTCCTCTGGTGGCGTTGGGCTGGACTAGATTCCGATACGCACAGCGGTCAACCGTGCCAGCGATGCCGTCGTCGTGCTGCCACTGTTGACCATCTCGGCGCGGATAGTGGTCGCACCGGACAGGTAGACGGTGGCGTTCAAACCGTTGATGTTGCCGTAGTCGAAGTCGACGGTGCGGGTGCCCGCATACAGGTAGTGGTTGACGGGGTCGACGGTGGTGGCGAAGTACGACAACGCCCACACCCCGGCGGTCAGCGACAGTTGCCCGGTGCCGGTGTTGGCGATCCCGGCGGGGTCGACCTCGGTGCTGTAGGTGACCGTTGTCGGCCCATTGGGGATCGACTGCGTGCCCGATGGCCGTTCCATCTCGGCGTAGGTGGCTACGACCTGCTCATACCTGACCGCGTCACCGTTGGCGCTGGCGGCGGCCAGCCCTGTGACCTTGTTGCCACCCATCGCAATGTTGCCGCTCATGGTGCCACCGGCGAGCAGTAGCGCCTGCTCGTACCTGACGGCGTCACCTGCGGTGGTAGCCGCGGCCAGGCCGGTGACCTTGTTGGATCCCATCGCGATGTTGCCTGCCATCGTGCCGCCTGCCAGCAGGAGCGCCGCGGCGTCGATGTTCGCGAACGAGGTGCCGTTGGACACCTGCAGTTTCGACGTCGTCGAGTTGTACACGACCCGGCCGGCGGGCTTCTGCCCTGCTGTCAGCGCCGCGATCTCCGCGGAGGTCAGCGACTCGATGCCGGGTGCCTCGTCGAGGCGTTCGGCCAGTGCCTGCATGTCGGCGGGCACGTCGTTGGCGTCGGCCCCTTCGGGGAACGGCAGCGCCATCACGGTGGTCGTATCAGCCATCAGAACCTCAACTCTGTGTAGGTGGCAGCGGACGCGGTCATGTTGCTGTAGGTGGTGTAGGCGGCATCCATGTCGTCGTAGGTGACCGGCGTCGACGACGTGACGGTCAGGTTCGCCCCGGCCGGCTTCTCCCGCATCGCCGCACGCAGCGTCGCCGCAGAGTCGACGACCTCGGAGGAGTCGACCTGGACTTCGATCGCCCACGGATCCCCGCCGACTGCGGTCGTCACCTGACAGAAGCGGGTGCCCGACAGTGTCGCCTGCACCGCGGCGCGGATTCCGTCGGCGCTGCCATGCGCCTGCGCGCCAGCCCGCGACAGATACCAGCGGGCGGTGGCGGTGTCCATACCTTCGACGGGCACGCCGATCAGCCAGCCGAGCCACGGCAGCCAACCGGCCGGCGCGGTCGCCGGGTTCACCGGCTCCGAGGTGCCGGACGATGACGTGTCGGGGTCGGCGTCGTCGATGAACTTCTCCACCGAAGATGCAGCATCCCCGATGGCGGCGAGGAACCCGGCCAGGGTGCCGTCGTCGGCGTCGCGGACATACTCGGGCAGCAGGTCGAACAGCCGCTGACCCGTACGTGTCGTTGCTGTCATTGCCCGCCTCTCAGGTGATGGTCAGGGCGACGGTGCCGATGACCGCGAACTCGTCGAAGGCGACCGCCGCCGTGGTCGACGGCAACGTCAGCGAGGTGACCGAGTCGACGCCGGGGACGTTCTCGATGACGGTCTGCACGTCGATCGGTTCGACGTCGGCGCCGAACCCGGAGGTCTGCCACGACCACACCGACTCCAGCGCCTCCTCGATGGCGGCCTCAAGTTCGGCGTCGTCGTAGCCTGCCGCCTTCGTCACCGCCGCGGTCACGTTGACGCTCACGGGGGTGGCGTGCTCGACGGTCATTGTCAGGATCGACGCGCACTGCGCCTGCATTGCCGCCTCGAGCTCGTTCTTCTCGTCGGTGCTGATCGCAGCCCCCGACCCGTACACGTAGACCGTCAGGAAGCCGTCGTCGTCGCCGGGGTCGTTGCCGCCGTCGTGGTCGTACTGGTCGACGGCCACGGCACGCTTGACATAGGGCTGCTCCAACGCGTAAGCGGTGAAGTGATCGGGGACCACCAGCGACGACGTTACACGCGCGAACCGGGTCGCGGCGCGGGTGAGGAACGCCAGATCGTCCTCGGCGTCGGCGCCGCCATTCAGGTCGGTGTGCAGCACACAGTTCGCCAGGTGCGGCACCGACACCACAGGGTCGCAGGCGGTACCCGCGACGATGCTGTTCAGATAGCCGCCGGTGTCGGTGGTGGCGACGGCGACGTCGAGCGTGCCGCCGGTGACCTCCACCGATTCGGTGGCGACCAGCATCGAGTCGGCGTCCTCGATGCGGAACAGGGTGCCTTCTTCGATCGTCGTCGTCGGGGATCCTGTCAACGTCAGACGTACCGTGCCGGTGGCCGGGGTGCCTTCGTCGCGGGTGACGCCGTACAGCGAAATCAAGCCCTCAACTAGAGCGCCCAGGGTTCGGTTCGCGGCGTAAATCAGGTCCGCCATGCCGACCGCGCAGGCTTCCATCAGGACAACCTCAAGGCTGCCATTCCTCGGCTCGAACTGCGGCAGGCGGGACTCGGCCAGCGCCAGCATCGAATCGAAGATCGCCTGCGGGTCGCGGTCGTCGACGCTCACCCCCAAGTAGGTGGAGTCCAGATCACGCAGCGCCACGTCAGGCTCCTTCTTCCTCGTCGGTGTCGGCCCAGTCGACGTCGATGTCGACGGTGACCGTGTTGTCGTTGGATTCGGTGACCTCGACGCGGGTGACCAGCAGCGCCGGTTCGGCGTAGCCGATCGTCGCGGTGATCTCGTCGGCGTTGACGCGGGTGCCGGTCGGATCCATCAGCCCCCACAGCGGCGCCAGAGGACGCTCACCAGCCTCACAGGACACGATGTGGCCGCAGCATTCCGCGGCGTGCCGGGCGCTGCCCTGCTCGATGGTGACAGCGGCGCCGTTGCCGTCCAGGCGGAACGGATGCGCGAACGTAGTGGTCATACGTCAACCTCCGAGTGGTCAGCGGCGGCGGATGGGTCCGGTCGGCGACGCCGTAGCGAGCAGCGCGCATCAGGCGATCTCGTAGGTGAACGCGAACCGCATGTAGTCCCCGCTCGCCCACGTCCAGGGCGCGGTATTGCTATATGTGACGGGGGCTGTGTCGGCCTGGAACAGTTGAAAGTACGACGCGGCGGCGGCGTATGCCTGAGCGATCGTGGAGCCGACCGACGCGCTGCTGTCCCACGCGAACACTGATCCGCCTAGTGCGATGTCGGCTATCGCCGTGCTCGCGTTGGCAGGCAGAGCGATGCGGTATGTGCCGGCACCGTAGGGCGTCGCACCACCCGAAGCGCCCATAGTGACCGTGCCCTTAACGTGACACAACTTCCCACTACGCGTGTAGTAACCGGCGTAAGTGATCGTCGCCGTGGGGTTAGACGTGCTGCAGGTCAGCGTCGGCGTGTACGACACCCACCGGCCCTCGAAGTTGACCAGCCAGTCGGTGCCCAACGTGGTGCCGGTGCCGACCTTGTTCCACAGCAGCCCGGTCAGGTTGCCGTAGGTGGAATTCGCATCGGTCTGCCGCCACGTCGACCCGACGGGGGCGCTGACGCCGGACGGGTCGCCGGTGTAGGACAGCGCCAGGACGCCGCTGCTACCGATCTCCAGTCCGCCAGACGAACCGGACGCCACCCGCAGACGGTTGTTGTCGTCAACCACGATGCCCGACGTTTGAAGGGCGCCACCTGTCGAATCGAACCTCGGAAGGGTGTTGTCAGTTGACGATGTCGGCAGGCCGCTGATCTTGCTGCGTGCGATCGCCGCGCTGGCGTTGATGTCGTCATTCGTGATCGCGCCGTTGGCGATCATCGCCGAGGTCACGGTGCCAGAGTCGGCCGCGGTGATCGCCGTGCCGGTGATCTTGCTCGGGGCGATCGACCCGGCCAGCATCGCGTTCGTGACGGTGCCCGTGTCGGCGGCGGTGATCGCCGTACCGCTGATCTTCGTCTTGTCGATGGCGGCCGACCCAGAGATGTCGCCGTTGACGATGGTTCCGTCGGCGATCATCGCTGACGTCACCGTGCCGTTGTCGGCAGCCGTGATCGCCGTGCCGCTGATCTTCGTCTTGGTGATCGCTGCCGAGGCGTTGATGTCCTCATCGACGATCGTGCCGTTGGCGATCTTCGCCGACGTGATCGACCCGTCCGCGATCGTCACACCCGGCACCGACGCGCCAGCCAACCCGACGATGACGTTGTCGCCGTCGTCGGTGGTGACCATCAGCACCTTGTCGCCGGCGGTGACGTTCTGCACCGTCTCGTACGGGCCACGCAGCACGCCACGGGATCCGGGCATCGACACGTACACGCCGTCGGTGTCGACGTTGGCGACCAGGCCGAGGGTAATCATCAGTACCAATTCCTCTGCTGGAAGTGCGCCCACGCCCGCTTCGGGCCGCCGTACCGGGCCTTGATGTAGTCCAGACCCCACCGGATCTGCGTCTCAGGGTTGGTGCGCCAGTCCTTACCGGCGGTCGCCATCTTCGACCCGGGCAGTGACTGCGGGATGCCGTACGCCCCGGATGAGGGGTTCTCGGCGCGGTAGTTCCAGCCGGACTCGCGGGTCCACAGCTGCTCGAGGGCGGCCCACTGGTCGTCGGAGCCCCAGCCGTACTTGCCCTTGGCCATCTCCTGCCGCGCGAACCACTTCGCGTACTTCACCGAGGTCTTGTCGCGCGTCGGCGGAGTGTCGTTGCGGGTGCTGCTGCCCGTCGACTTCGTGCCCGTGTCAGGCGCCGGCGGTGTCGGCACCGCCACCTGCACCTCGACAGCGGAGATCCCATCGGTCGTCGCCGACACCGACTCCACAAGGTAGACGCCGTTCCAACGTCCCAGCCCTGACAGTTGCAGGCAGTGCCACGGTTGCAGCATCATGCCGCGGTTCCACGGCAGCACGATCGTGCCGATCGCCGTGTTGTCCGGGTCGTCGGAGGTTTGCGACACGTTGATGTCCAGGGCGTCGGTGCGTGGGGAGTCGCCCCACGTCACCTCCCACAGCGGCCGTTTCGGGCCGCCGGACCACGCCCAATGCCGCGACCCGAACAGAACGACGCCGCCCCACTCGACCCACGACCAGCCGAGGTCGTCGGCCAGCGACGAGATCATGTCCCACTCGGACACGCCGTCGCCCTGGGCGATCTCGCCGCGCTGCGACGACTTCTGCACCACAGCGTTACCGCCAGCGCCTTCAACGACCCGTTTCACCCATTCCGACGGGGTCACCTTGCGTGCGCTGCGGACCTTCACCCGGCGGCGCAGACGTTTGGCCAGCATCGACCGTGCGGCGATCGTCACCAGTGACTCGGCGGCCTCGACGTCGACGGTGGAGATGTCCCACAGGCTGGTCAGCCCGCCGA